GTTCAAACCTCGATTTTCACCAGCGTGAAAGAAAAAAACTGATGTTTCCTTTCTTTTGCATAAAAACCGAAAAAAATGACCTCCTCCGCTTTTCAAGGGGGCAGTGAATATAATAATAACTACCACTGCGCATGCGCGTAGCGAGAATCATGCCAAAACGGAGACGTGAAATGAAAAAAGCCATTAAGAACAATCCGACGGTCGGCAGTCTCAACTTTTCTCCCTACAACCCTCGGAAGATCTCCGACAAGCAGCTTGAGATGCTTAAAAAGTCCATGCTCGAATTCGGCGACCTCTCGGGCATCGTCTTCAACATTCAAACTCAGCATCTTGTCGGCGGGCATCAGCGCATGAAGCATCTTGACGTATCCTGGCAGATCATCAAGCAGCCGCATTCTGATTCGGTCGGCACGGTAGCGCTGGGAAACATTCAGACGCCTTTCGGCCTGTGGTCCTACCGCGAAGTCGATTGGCCGGAAAAGAAGGAAATGGCCGCGAACATTGCAGCAAACAAACATGGCGGCGAATTCGACATTCCCGTTTTGAAAGAAATCATCCTCAACATCGATGACGGCAGCATGGACCTTGAACTTACCGGCTTCAATCGTCATGAAGTTGAGCTCATGATGACGGCGACGAAGCAGGAAAAGAAAGAAAAGAACCTGGAAGAGAAGCGGATAATCCATTGCCCCGCTTGCGGGCATGAATTCAGCGTTTTGGAGGAGGTGAAAAAGTGAAAACAACCGCCGAGGCGGGTATAAAAGAGCTTCAAGAGCGACGACTCAGGGGCGAGCTGATAGAGCGGGAGGAGGTTGTCAGTGAATTGGTCCGGCGGACTCATGTCATTCGAGCCGATCTGCTGGCCCTCTCGAAGCGGCTCGTTAAGTGGGCGGATGCGAAAGGCATTTACGACAAGGGGATTCGGCACATGATGAACGTTTACAGTGGGCGAAAGGGGGTTTTTAAATGAACTTCGGTGAATGCCCATATGATGATTGCGACAATTTTTTCTTTTTATCTCTTCCAGAAAAGACTCCGATGTTCGAAAAATTAACATGCGATAGGTGCGGGCGCACAGTATGGTATCGTCTGTCGCGGATCGATCCGGAAGCGTTTACGGAAAGTGATTTCCTGAAGCATTTCGCCGTTGATGAAAAGAGCAAGACAACAATAAAAAAAGACAGCGGTGAATAACCCATGGCGAACGAAATCAAACTAAAAACCATCGCCTTTCCGATTTTTGGAATCACAGATCGCCGCTACCGCCAAATGGCCGATGAAGGCATTGTGCCACAGCCTCACAACGGAGACATTGACTTCGTATTAGCGACAAAACTTTATGTTGCCCATCTTAGAAAACTGACCGAAGGCGAGGGAAGCCTTACGTTGACTGATTGGCGGACCGAAAAGACGAAAGCTGAGGCCGAACTGAAGAAGATTGAACTCCAGAGGGCGAAGGCCGAAGTCAGGGACGTGATGGAAATCACACAGGAGCTTTCAATCCTGTTTACCAACATCAAGATTCATGTTCGGGCCTGGGCGAAATCCCTTCCGCCGTTGCTCTATGGACGGGGAGAAAAGGAAATTGGTATTCTGTTGGGCAAAGAGGCGGACCGGGTATTGAGAGAATTGGCAACGATAAAGGTAAAGAGGGCGGGAAATGGAAAAAAATAAATATCTTCAGAACGCATTAAAAGCCTTCTTGCCTCCGGAAGAAGTCGAAATAGACGAATGGGCGGAGAAAAATATCATTTTACCCGAGTTGACCTGCCCTGAGCCTGGGCCGCTTCGACTTTCCCGGACTCCTTATGCGCGGGGCGTCCTGAAGGCTTTCCATGATCCCTTTATCGAGTGGATCGTTATGGTATGGGGCCGCCAAACCTCAAAAAGCACGATCCAGCATGTTTGCCTGTGTTACGCGATAGCATGCGATCCAGGATCGGGACTATTCTTAACGCCTTCCGAAGCACTGAGCAAATATACCAGCTCGAACCGTCTGCGGCCGATGTTTGAAGCATGTAAGGCAATCATGGCAAAGCGGACATCGAATCTCGATGACTATACCGTTTTAGAAATGAAGTTTGTGGATATGATCTTGTCGCTGGCCGGCGGCGGGTCCGCTACTCAAACCATGTCGCGGCCTGTTCGTTACCTTTTCCGGGATGAAATAGACGAGTTCAAGTCTGGCGTCGGGACCGATGCCACTGACCCATTGAAATCCTCTGAAGAAACAACCAGCAACTATGCAAACAGGAAGATCGTTGACTCCTCGACGCCGACAAAAACAACAGGGAATGTCTGGCGACACATGGGTGATTGTCAATATATCTTTGAATTGTGGGTGCCTTGCCTGCATTGCGGGCGGTTTTTTGTTATTTTGGTCGGTGAAAAAGAGGGTGAGTTTTGGGGGAACATCGATATTCACGGCGAAACAGACCCCGAGGCGGCGGCCACAATAGCCGATTTGAAGTGTTTTTCGTGCGGAAATCACATGAAAAACCATCAAAAACCGCTACTTTTAGACCGTGCCAAGTGGCGGGCAAGAACGTCCGGCGACGTTTTGAGGCAGATTATGGAACTTGTAGAACCTGTTTATGAGGAAACTGTGTCCCTTTTTGATGTTTTAGGCGATCCGCACACTAAAAAGATCGGATTTCACCTCCCAAAGTGGTATTCGCCCTTTGCACACGGCACTTTCGGCGACTGCGCCCGTGAATGGATGAATGCGCAGGGCGACTTCCTGAAAATGTCCGAGTGGTCGAAGTTTTGGGCGGCGCGTCCCTATACCGAACAGGCAGAGAATACACGGATCAGGGAAACCGAGAAAAGGGTGGTCAATTTGGCTCCGGGGGTATGCCCGGACGATACGATAGCAGTCTCGACTGGCCTTGACCCCGGCCAGCGTGGTTTTTGGTGGACGTCCTGGGCGTGGTTGCCCCATAACCGCATGCACCTGGTCGATTACGGTCACATTTCGCTTGTCGGGTTGCATGTCGAGGAGATCATTGAACTTTACCGGTCCTTTATTTTTGAGACTCGCTATCCATCGGCGGACGGGACGCGCGAATTTCCGATTTGGCGGGCGGGAATGGATACCGGCGGCGGCAAGACAAAGCAAGAACCGATGACGATGACTGCAAGGGCGTATCAGATAGTTCGTGGAGTAGCCAACGCCCAAATGCGACTGGAGCAAAGCCCGAACCTTCGGCGGTTGGCTGACAAGAGGTTTCTTGCGACGAAGGGCGACACGGGATCGGATAAGGTCATGAGAGAGTCAAAACTTGAGAAGGGGCCGGACGGAAAAATCATTCCAGGCGGACTCACGCTCTGGATCATGAATGTAAACCTACTCAAGAGCGCCTTTTCAGTTGCCTTCAATCAAACACCGGGTGCGCCGGGATCTGTTACGCTCCACAATGGCCGCGTTGATGAATTTATCGCACACGTGACCGCCGAAGAACTGCAACAGAATAAAAAAGGCGGGTGGGAATGGATTCAAAAACCGAGAACCGAAAACCACCTACTCGACTGTACAACGAATGCCTGGGGGGTCGGAAATAATGAATGCATGGGTGGAGTGACGGCGCTAAAGGGAAAGCCTCAGCGTTATCCGTCGACGGCGGCCCCGAAGATCGAAGCGAAGGCTATAGAGCCGAAGGAAACGGGCGTGGTTATCGAAAATATCAGCATTCCGAAGGCCCCTATCAGGCAGAGGGGCCGCAGAATCATCAGCAGGGGGGTTGAATGACCGCTACTTTGCCGAACAAGGATCTTCTCACGCCGCGAGAGGCGGCTGAATATTTTCGAGTCAAGCCGAAAACGATCTATCTTTGGGTAGAAATGAGAAAATTGGACGGCAAAAAAATCAATGGAGTTCTCAGAATTCCCCGAATAGCCGTATTGAAGAAAATGGAAGAATCTACCTTGGAATGAAAGGAGGTGAAGGCGAATGGCGACCAAAGTAACCCTGAAAAGGGGCGGACGCACGATCAAATATTCGATCGGCAAGTCCGGCGGAGGAGGAGGCGGGGGAGGATAAGCAATGAGGCGGGCTCTTCCCCTTTTATGCGGAGCCCGCCTTTTTTAATAGGCAATCGAAAAATGGAATACACGATCATCAAAGAAGCTCATGAGCAAATGGCGCAACTGGCAAAGCGTCACAACGGCGCCGTTGTCGCTTTTTCGGGCGGCAAAGATTCCCTCGTCTGCCTCGATCTTGCCGTTAAGCATTTCCGGCGCGTCGTTCCCGTATTTATGTTTCTTGTTCCCGGTCTTCGCTGCATCGATGAAAAACTGCAAGTCGTCAGGGACCGCTGGCATCTGGAAGTTTTGCATTATCCGCATCTCTTGTTCTTCAGGGCTTACGAAAATTCTCTTTACTGCAAAAAGTCCATAAGAATGGCAAAATTTCTCAAAGAATTCGGTCTAAATGAGATTTACAAGGCCATTATGCACGATACAGGGATAAATCTAATCGTCAACGGCTCGAAAGAAGCGGATTCATTATGGCGGAAGACCAAGTTTTTTAAATTTTATACCATGGAAAACGTCGTCTATCCTCTCAAAAAGTGGCGTAAAAATGACGTTTTGGCCTATCTGCAGATGGAGAAAATACCCATTCCGGCATCGTCGGGAGCGGCTTCGACCGGCGTAGACCTTTCAACGCCGTCGCTCTTGTGGCTGCATGACGCATATCCGGACGATTTCGGGCGCATGGAGTGGTATTTTCCATTTATCGGAGCCGTTGTTAAGCGGAGGGAATTGCATGGCATCAAATAAAGGCGAGAAAAAGGCAAAAGAACCGAAGCCGCCGAAGAGGGCAAGCGCGGAAAAATATGAAATTCTGGAAATCCATCGAACGCAGATCAACAACGCTCCCTACAATCCCCGGCAAATCAGCGACAAGGCGCGGAAGATGCTGCAGAAAAACCTTGCGACGGTCGGCCTGCTGTCGCCTATCGTTTGGAATCAGCGGACCGGGAATATCGTTGCCGGGCATCAGCGGATAGACGCCATGGACAAAAGATTGAGCGGACTCATGATTATGTGTTGCGAGTGTCCGCTGTTGATTTGGACGAGAAGACCGAGAAAGAGCAAAACGTCTTCATGAACAATCCCGAAGCGCAGGGAGTTTTCAACGAAGGCTTGACGGATCTTTTGAAAGACGTTGACCTTGATTTTTCGGCAATGGGATTTTCCGAGGCGGATGTTTTCAATTTGCTCGGCGAAAATTTGGGCGAGGGTGAAATTGAAGAAATGGCGGCAATGAGCAATAAGCTGCAAGAAAGCGTTAAAGCTTTCGAGGCTGCGGCTTCGCAGTCGAACGCCCGGAATGAGACGGAATTTTACCTTGTTGTAGTTTTTAAAAACAACAAAAGCCGCACCGATTTTTGCAATCGACACGGCTTTGAGGATTTTCGCTATTTGGATGGGCGCGAACTGGATCAGGCCTTGAGCAATTCCAAGTTGCCCGACGCGGAGACGACGCCCAGGTGAATGAGCCATTCTTCCGGCGTCTCCTCGATCCGGATGATGTCGCAATCCAGCCAGGGTCGATGGGCGCCGTAGCCGTTGACGAAATGGACGGCGTCGAACGGCTTCTGCAGCATCTTGTCCCATCTGGAGCAACGGCGGCGATACTCTATAGTTTTATCGCCGCTCAGAATTGCCGTGAAAAACTCGCGGTAAAGCGAGAGGTGGAGGGTCATTTCGTCCATTCCCGCATTAACTCAATTATTTTATCCTGTTGCGAGATGTTTTCCTCAGCGCAGCGGACCTTGAATTTTCTCCTCAATTCCTCTGGCACTTTGCGAATTATCATTGATCCCGTTTGCCCCGTTTCTTCCGCATGGATTGCGGCTGCCCAGTCCGGCGGGCAAGACATCCAAGCCGATCCAACCATTAATCCATACACTCCGGCGTGCGAGAGAACTATATTGCCATACACGCCTTTTTGGTGCTTTGCCGGATGCTCATACAAGCCTGTTGATTTCCATTTTTCCATTATGCTCTTTCCCCTTTCTCGTTATGTATTTTTCCGTTGTACCAGAGCGCCGAAGTCGTGTGAAACTGCGCGAAACCAAGGCAATGTTTACAGAGAGATCCGACCGGCCTGCCGTGATTGCAATACCCTTGCTGTTTTTTATCGAGGCATTTCTGAGCGGCCTCAATTGTCCGATGCGCATGGCCACAATGCGCTTTCTCTTCCCAGCGATTATAATCCATTGAGCACGATCCACTTTCTACAACTGCTGAAAATCCTTTTCTCATGGCTTTCTCTTTCTCCGCGTGCCGGATGCGCGGCCCCCGATTATATTTTACAGGTTGTGGTATTTAACCGCCTTTTTGAGATCGCGGAAGCTCCAACCCTGCTCACGTTCCGCCGATCCAACTTTTTTAAAATCTATTTTCCCTTTGATATTAAATTCGCCAGCGTGAACGCGATCATTCCAAAAAGATCGGCGCTCTTTTGTGGTTTCAATCGGCCAAGCGGCGACAAATTCCGCTTCTTCTTCGGCTTCGATCTGCGCCAGTTCGGCATGGAGAGCGTTAATCTCAGCCTGATTGTAGGTGCCGCACTCGCGAGCGATACCGCAATCTTTTCTTTCGAGATCCCGGTAAATCCGCTCTTTGCGGCCTGCTCTGGTTTTGCCCCAAGCGATAAGCATCTTCAAGCTCTTTTACTTCCCTAGCAGCGCGACAAGGGTTGTATCCCTCGCCGCCTTCGTTGTTGATTCTGTCGTATTCGCCTTCGTTCATTTTGTCCTCCTTTGTTATTTGATCTTGATTACAGAGTATAGCAATGCAAGCAAGATGTCAAGAAAAAAATGTTTTAATGATTTCGCGCATTTATCCCAATTCGCGCCATTTTCAGCAAAAAAATGAAAAAATATCGCAAAAATAAAAATACTTTCACTTTTGTACCTTTTCTTCCCTTTCCTTCTTTGCGCTAAAAAATATTTCAATTTAGAATCCCTCCGAACTTAGCATTTCATTTTGGTTTATCGCTGCTTTTCAAATTGAGATTTTATATGCAATGGCCGGAATAACCCTAGCTCAAGCCGCAGCGCAGTTAACCGCCTGGCTCGACGCCTCAACGGCAGTCGCAACCGGACAGGCCTATTCTATTGCCGGAAGATCTCTCACTCGCGCCAACGCCGCAGAAATCCGCGAGAACATCC